TCGACGATGCTCTCTCCGACCACCTCCTTCAAGTCGCCCCAGTTGTTCTTCAGCTGCGCGACCTTGCCGCTGTAGGTCTCGAGTTGCGCCTGCGCCTGTCCGCCGAAGCGCTCCTCCAGCTTCTCGAAGATGTAGTTCATGCCTTCAGCTTCGACCTTCGTCTTGTCGAGCTGAACGCCCACCTTGCCGAGCGCGGTGACGTTCCCTTCGGACGCCTTCGCGACCATTGTGACCGCGGACTCCAGGTCGATGCCGAGCGCGGCGGCAAGGTCCGTGGTGGCCGCGATGGCCTTCTTCATCTCCTTCGGCTGCACGTCCCCGATCTGCACGAGCATCGCCTCGGCGGCGACGACCGCGTCGTCCTCGAACGCCGTCAGCTTCTGCGTCTCCGCAGCCAGCTCCTTGTAGGCGTCTGCAGTTCCGGGCGCGGCGATGCCCTGCGCTTCGATGGCGACGGCCAGCTTCTTCCCCGCTGCCTCTGCCTCCGCATACGCTTCGACGGAGTCCCCGACGAACTCCGTCAGCGCTTCGAACGCGCGCTCTGCTCCGCCGATGACCGCGGTCGCCGTCAACATGCCCGCGGCGGTCGCGGCGATGTGACCCGTCAGGTCGTTCATGAATCCGCCGGCGCTCTTCGACGACTGCGCCAGCTTGTCGATGTTCGCGGGGACGGCGATGCCGAGCGCGCGCATCTTCGCCGCCGCCTCCTCCGCGACGCGACCTGCGCGCTCCAGCTCCGCGGCGGTGAGGCGAGACGCGCCTCCGCCCTTCTCGATGGCCTGCGCCATCAAGGTCGCTTCCTGGATGATGCGTCGCCCGCTGAAGGAGTTGGCGACGCGATCGAGCGAAGAGGAAACCTTCGCGGAGTCCGTCTCGAGTTGACGGATCTTGATCGTCGACTGCTCGACGGCAGTCTGGAACGACGAGAAGTCTCCGATGAAGGTTCCGGTGACTGCCATGCGCCTGTCCTATCTCACTGAGTGACGGCGTTCAACATCTCTACGAGGATGTCGTAGACGTCAGCGTCGAGCTCGCGGACCCATTCGTATCGCCAGCCTGTTCGGACGGCGATGCCGAGATCGCGTTCGACGCGGTCTCGCCAGACGGGATCTTTTTTTTCGCAGCGCGTGCCTTCGCCTGCTCCGTGTCGAAGTTGTCGATCGCTTCGAAGATCTCCTTGAAGCTGTCCGCGTCGAGCATGCGGAGCGTCGCCTCCATCGCGGAGACGCTCGCGCCCCGGATGTCGAGAGGCGTCCCGTCGAGGCCCACCAGCGACCAGTCGATCAGGTAGCTTGTGATCATCGACATCCGCGTCGCCGCGGGACTCACCACGCGACGACCCTCCGCGCTCATGACGTAGGTGCCGTCGGGGTTCTTTAGATACGCGCGCTCGAACCCGTCCTGCTGATCGCCGGCGCTGAGGCGCTTCTTCACCAGCAGCCAGTCCCCGTTCGAGATCGGCAGCCTCTCCGCTTCCGGGTTGATGACGCGCGACTTGACTTCGTTCACGGCTTCTTCTCCTTCTACTTCGGTGTGACCTTGTTTTCCGGCGGACTCATCTTCGCGGTGATGCGATGGTTCTTCTTGTCGTGCAGGAAGGAGATGACGGTGAACCGCCACTCTCCCTTCGCGTGCTTCGCGACGAACGTGAGAGGACGCTGCGCCATCTTGAAGTCGTCGTGCAGGACGACGTTCGCCACGAGGCTCCACTCCTTCACGCGCGCCTGCTTAGGAGGCGGCGTGACGGTGTATCCGTGGATCCCCGCGGCGGTGTAGTAGTGCCAGTCGATCCTGCCGTTGACGCCTGAGAGCACGACGCCCGCCCTGCGTTACGACGTGGCGCTCGGCAGCGTCCAGTCGCCGGCGGCGACGAACGAACCTCCGACCGAGACTGCGCCGTTCGCGTCGCAGGTGATCTTCCCGTCCATCGTGGCGCGGCCTGCGAAGACGTTGATCGCGTCGCTCGCGTAGGGACGCAGTTCCAGCGACGGCTTCACGACGCCGAGGATGACGTCGAAGATCACGAGCCCGTCGGCGGGATCGTAGAAGCCGCCGTAGGTGCCCTTGATGTCGGGCAGGCCATCGACGTAGACCTGGTTGCGGTCGCCGAAGCACGTGACCTTCACGTGATCCTTCGCGATGTCCAAGTCCCACTTGTTGAGGCTCGCCACCGGGACCAGCGTCGAACCGCCGGTTGGGTCGAGCAGCACTTCACCGTTCGAACCGTGGATTCTGTCTTCAGCTGCCATGTTGCTCTCCTCTGCGTTTACGACGTCACTGGATACACGACGACCTGATAGTGCCCGCCTCTGTGCTGCCAGACTACAAGTGGATCGTTGGGGTCCGGATCAGGATACCTTACGCGGTCGATTCTGCGCATCACCATTAAGCGATAACCCTGCACGTCCAACGTCGCTCGCGGAGCAGGCGGCTGAGGGTCGAGCAGTTCGTCGATGCGCGCTGCGGCGTCCCGCGCCACGCCGTCTTCGTCGTTCAGCACCACCGCCTTCACGAGGTAGTTCAGATCCTCGTAGGCGCGTCCGCCGAACATCGGTTCGTCTTCTCCCGTCGCGAGGGAGACGACGGCGAACTTCGTCAGCCCGGGATCGGCCTGCCCGTAGAACACGCCGTCGGGCAGGAGGAGCGACAGCGTGGGGTCGTCGCGCAGCTTGTCGCAGAGCGCGTTGTCGACGGCTGACGAATCGCTCATGGCGTCCCGCTCACTTTCAGGCCGTTCTCGACCATCAAGGCTTTCAGCTCCTCATACATCCTGCGTCGGCGCTCCGTCACCACCTTGACGAGGACGTGCTGCGCTGGCATCGAGCCGCGATTGTAGCCGAGGCCCGTGTGGCGAACCTGCGTGCCGTTCTCGTAGATGAGCGCGATCTTCGCCGTGCTGCGCACCACCACGCCGATGCCGAAGCGTCCTCCCGGCGCGCTCTTCATCGTCTTGACTTCGACGCCGTCCTTCAAGTTGCCGGTGACCGTGGTCGGATACAGGTCGACGATCCTGCGCGCGCTCTCGTTCGCGGCAGCGTTGATGATCGAGCTCGCTTCGTCGGTCAAGTGCTCCGGCAGGTCTCGCAGCCACGCCTTCAGCTCCTCGAGCCCGCTCCACTGCATGCGGTTGCTCACTGAATGATCTCCGCGATAACCATCACCGTTTCGATCGCGTTGCCGTCGGGGTTGCTGTAGCCGATGACGTTCGCGTTGTGAGAGTGGCCGAGGCGGTCTATCCACGCGACGTGCGTCTTCAGCGAGACCTGCGGATGATACGGGATCGTGAGGACGTGCGTCGCGATGCCGAGGGTCGTCGAGGCGGCGACGTTCTCCAGCGCCTTCGCGTTCGCCAACTCGAGCCGCGCCCACGCAGTCGCAGGCGACAGAGGCTCCGGCGTCGACGTGTAGTTCCCGTCGTTGCCTCGCACGCGCGGGCCGGGACGCGTCAGCGCGATCTCTTGGTTGCGCTGCCCGGAGGACGTTCGCTTGACTGCCATCTCCTCCTCATTACCTCAGGACGGGGTCGCGCCACCTGCGCAGGTAGTTTGTGACCTGCGGGGACAGTTGCCCGTCGTCATACTTCGGCGCGTTCTCGATCGAGCCGGGGTCGTCTCCCCTGAAGCGAACCATCTCGGCGAACTGCACCATGATGGCGGCCTTGATGAGGAACGGCACCGTGTTCAAGTCCCAGTCCTCGTCGGCCTGCGCTTCGATGTAGCCGATGATCAGTTCCTGCGCCGCGGCCAGCTTCAGAACCTGGTCCGCTTCCTCTGCCGTCGCGGGACTCCCGTTCGCGAACGGCGGCAGGAGGATGTGAGCGCGCGCTTCGTCCATCGTTACGAGTGGTTCCACGTCAGCACCAATTCCTTTTGACCCACTGCAGCGCTTGCGGGCCCGGAGCCCACGGATCGAAGATGCCGTGGAACATCACGATGCGAGCGTTGCGAGGAAGGTTCCCGCCCATCCTCTGCACTTCGTTGCGGAAGCTGTAGACGCCGTCGGCCTTCGTCCACTTCGCTTCGTTCGGTCCGAGCACGTGAGAGATCCACGCCTGGTCCGATCCGAAGTTCCCCGACGCCTTCGCCTCCGCCGGCGACGTCTTCGGATCGAACTTCTCCCAGACCTGCTTGCGAGCGCCCGCCGTCATCAAGACCATCGAGCCATTGTAGAGCGTGCGCGGGTTGGTGTCGCCCCAGATCACGAACTCCTCGGGACGCAGCCACAGAGGTTCAAGCTTGCCGACGACCACGCAGTCGAGATCGAGCGAGACGAAGCGCTTGCCGAAGGTGGACTCTGCTTCGGGCGAGAACATGCGCAGCCTGCGGTAGCAGCTTGGATTGTGGTTGCCGTGCGGGCTCGGCACGTCCGCGAAGTCGTTCCATCCCTTCACCACCTCGATGCGCTTGTCGAGTCCCTCGGCGTCCTCCGTGACGCAGAAGAAGCGATGCGGCGCTTTGAAGTTGCGCTCCACCATGGAGCGCAGGACGTTCACCGTGTTCGCGGTGAACTTCGACCTGTAGTCAGGTCGGCCTTGCCACTTCCAACAGACGACGCCCAGTTCGTCGCTCATAGCTGCTGCTCGTAGGGAAACGACAAGCGCTTGGGACGCCAGCCTGGTTTGCGTTCGGCGACGATGCGCTGCACGTTCGCCCTGTCGAAGTCTTCCTTGCGCGTGTAGGTGGTCGTCGACGCGTCGGGGATCACGTTGCGCTCGTAGCGCACCATCCGCTCAGGCAGCAGGACGATCTTCGCGACCTTCTCGACGCGACGCCTGAAGTCGCCGTCGGTGCCGTAGTAGCCGGAGAACGTCTCGTCGTAGCCGCCGACCTTGTCGAACAGCGCGCCCGTCATGAGCCACGTGTTCGGGTGCGGCTTGTAGGGCACCATCTTCGGCGCGTCCACGCGCGACAGCCTGTAGGCGATGCGCTCGTCCAGCTTCATCGTCAGCAGGCTGGAGAGCACCTTCGCAGGGAGGACGTGATCCATGTCCGTCATCAAGCGCCAGTCGGTCTGCGCCTTCGACATCGCCAGGTTGCGACAGAAGATCCAATTCCAGCGCACGTCGACGAGCGTCCTGTAGAGCGTGAGCATGACGCCGCTTTCGACGACGGCGTCGCGCGCGGGGAAGTTCGGCGAGCAGTCGTCGACGACGATGACGCGCAGCGCTTCCTTCAGCTGCTCTGGATAACTGCGCCACTCCTGCTGCTGCGTGATGAACATCTGAGGGTTGTCGTAATACGGAAGGATGAGCGTCAGCGTCCTCACGATGCCACCTCGAACACGAAGTCGTTGCCTGGCTGCTGCGAGACTTCCTCGTAGCCGAACGTCTTGAGGAAGGCGCGCACCGCGGCGTCGTCGCCGTCGTAGCGCTCGCCGAAGTTCCTCAGCTCCACCTGCACGATGGGCCTGCAGCGCGCGATGGTGTCCCTCGCGCCGCGAAGCGCGTGCAGTTCGTAGCCTTCGACGTCCAGCTGCAGCAGGTCCACGTCGCGCAGGTCGAGGCCGTCCAGCGTGATGACGTTCACGCCTGCGCCTTCGACGACGCGATGCGATCCGAGGCTGCGATGCTCGATGTCGCAGACGCCCACGTGGTCGCCGAGCGCCGTCTCCATCACGGTGACGTTGCGCAGGTCGGCCACGTTGTGACGCAGGCATTCGCGCGAGACGGCGTCGGGCTCGAACGTGATCACGCGCTCGAACTTCTTCGCCAACGCCCGCGGCCACAGGCCGACGTTGCCGCCGGCCTGCACCGCGGTGCGTCTCCTCCTCGCCCGCTTGATCGCCCACTCGATCGACTTGACGTGCCGAAGCGAGTGCGCCCACTTCTCTCCGACGTCGTCAGGCCACCAGTATCCCTGCACGCGCTTCATCGCGTCCTCTTGAACATGGCGGCGAACTCCTTCGTCGCCTTGTTGGGATCGGGACTCTGCAGCGGCGCGCGCAGGTCGAAACCGTGCGCCTCCATCATGCAGGTCCACCATTCGCGAGAGCGCAGGAGGATGTGGGCCTGTCGGCCATCGCGCAGCGTCTTCGACGTCGGCACGAGGGAGATGACCGCGACGAGGTAGCGCTGCGTCAGCTTCGACAGGTGCTCGACGACGGCGTCGATCTTCTCCGATTCGATATGCTCCAGCACGTCGGTGCAGACCACCAGGTCGAACGTCCCGCTCGGCGGTTCGTCCTTGCCTTCGATCGCGGGGTCATACTCGACGATGCCGAGCTCGGGCAGCGCGCGTGCGAGCGACCCTTGTCCGCAGCCGTAGTCGAGGATGGACGTCACGTGATGTCGGCCGACGATGCCGTTGATCGTCTTCGCCCACTTGTCTCCGCGCTGCCCGTAGCCGCGAGGCGCAGCGTGCAGCGCGCGCTGTTCGTCGAGGTAGCCGTCGGAGATCAGGTCGACGCGCTTCACAGGAACTCTCCGATCGGACGCTTCTCGAAGCACGGCACCACGCTCACCGGCGAACAGTTCACCACGCGGATGCCGTCCTTCGCGATCTCCGGCGCCATCTCCGCAAGGCCGGCGAGGTGAAGTTCGAAGTGCCGCTTCGGGATGACCGGCAGGTGATGCTTCTTGACCCACCGTCCTCCCGTCATGTCCATGCCGAGCAGGACGATCTCGCGCGCGCCGAAGAGCGCTGCAAGGTTGATCGCGCTCGCGCCGGCGTCGAGTCCGCCGAGCAATTCAGGGTCGCGCGAGTAGCCTCCGCCCTTCACGCGCCTCAGGTGATACGTCCCGATCGGCATGCCTGGATAGTCGTGACGACAGACGATGCGCGGTCCCTTGTAGGCGGCGAAGTAGGGCAGGCAGACCTTCGCGTCGTCGCGCCCGGAGACGAACATCACGTCCGCGTCGGGACGCAGCTTCGCCGTCTGCTTGATCGCGATGATGCGTCCCTTCAGCTTCGGCACGAGGGAGATCTGCAGGGACGCGCCGCCGCAGAGGATGTAGCAGCGCTCGCCGTCCCACTCGCGCGGCACGCGCCACGGGTTACGACTCAAGACGTGCCTCCGCGAGCGCGGCGTCGGGCGACAGGTGCAAGCGTCGCATCCACATCCCGACGTGTCCGAGATCGATCGCGTGAACGCCGCGCTCGCAGAGATCGACCGCCATCACCGTGGCCGTCGGTCCGCAGCAGAGCAGCGCGCGCTTCGGCGTGCCGACCTTCGCGAGGAGTTTCGGATAGTCCCTCCACGCGTGCTGAGAGGCGCAGCGAACCTCGCGCACCGACTTCGCGCTGGCCAGCATCGTCGGCGTCAGCGACTTGTCGGAGCCGCGCACGAGCGTCACGTCCTGTCCGCGCCACAGGTCTTCGACGTGACTCCAATACTCCGGCGTGTGAATCCACGGAGCGCTGTCCGGCCGAGAGATAAAGGCGCTCAGGTAGACGCGCTTGTGATTCAGCAGCTTGACGTAGCGCTCCTGTTGGAAGCGCTCCCAGAACGGCTTCGTCTTCGACAGCAGGTTCGGGATGGCGACCGCGCAGCGCGCGGAGTCGAACAGGATGGCGCGCAGCCTGCGCGCGAGCGTCGCGTCGAACGCCTGCGACTTGATCCCGTGACCGAGGCAGAGGTTCAGTTCGCCGTCTCCGTAGCGCGCCACGCTCATGCCGGAGAGGACGCGCCACAGCGACTCCTCTTCGCCGACGACGTGCGGCCACGCCTTCATGCCGCGCCGCCTCCCGGCACGTCCGATCCCACGTCCGGTCCGTCGGCGGGCAGCGCGCGACGCTCGCGCTGCGCCCTTCCGGCGACCGCTTCGTTGACGGCGTCTTCGAGGCGCTGCATGAACAGGCGCATGTCGACCGCGCTCGTCGCGATGTCCTGCAGGTTCACGCGCGCGGGCGGCTGCGGGCCGGTGTTCATGGAAGTTCCTCGCGCAGGTCGCGCTTGCGGAAGGCGTCCAGCTCCGTGTAGCGAGAGCAGTTGACGACGTCGACGCCCGCCTCCTTCAGCGGCGCGACCATCTTCTTGAACGCGTCCCTGAACATCGGATACGGCGAGCCGCCTCGCAGCGGGAACTTGTGTTGGCCGAAGAAGTGTTCGCGCTTCAGACCCTTCGGCATGCTCATGTCGTAGCCGAGGAGCACGACGCGCTTCGCGCCGAAGTGAACCGCGAGGTTGATGGCTGCGCCGCCGCTGTTCCTGCAGGTCCGCAGGCCGGTGGGATCGAGCTCGAGTCCTTCCTCGCCGGTGCGCTTCAGGACGACGACGCCTTTCACGCGCGTGCCCGCCTTGTCGAGGCAATACTTCAAGCCGGGGAACTGTCGCAGGCCGTCATGCACCAACCACCACGCGCCGTCCGACGCCATGACCGCGTTCGCCCACGGCGCGAGCGTCCACGAATCGTTGACGGCGATGACGGCGTCTACGCGCGAGCGCGCGTGCTCGACGTCTTCGAGCGCGAGGCTCGGTCCGCTCGCGATGCAGAGCACCGTCCCGCCGGGACACAAGCGAGGCACGACGTGCGGGGTGGTGACAGCAGCGTTCACCACTTCTTCCCGTCGGGCCCGAGCTGAGTGAGATCGCGTCCGGGCGCTCCGTCCTTGCCGTCGCGTCCGGGTTTGCCTTCCGGTCCCTGCTTGCCGTCCATGCCCTTCTTCGTCGAGAGACGCCACGCGGTCTCGAGCTCGCCCGCGCCGGGACGTTGCGTCGTCTCCTTCTGCGCAATCCAGTTGGAGCCTGCCCACGACACGCTGTCGCCGCGCTGATACGTGGTGCCCTGCTTGAACACGCCGCGGTCGAGGACAATCGGCAGCGTGAAGTCGAACGTCTTCTTGCCCTTCTCCGCGCGCTCGAAGACGAGGCTGAACGAACGCTCGCCGTCGTAGGTCACGGACAGGTCGTCGAAGCCGAAGCCGTCGAGTCCGTCCTTGCCGTGACGACCGTCGATGCCGTCCTTGCCGTTGACGCCGTCGAGACCCTTCTCGCCGCGCTCTCCCTGCACGCCGGGAAGGCCGTCGCGTCCGTCGCGACCTGCTGCGCCTTCCTTGCCTTGGATGCCGTCAGCGCCGCGTTCTCCCTGCAGCCCACGTTCGCCCTGCGGGCCTGCGTCTCCCGGCAGACCTTGCGGACCGGCAGGACCGTCCAGGCCGCGCTCTCCTGCAGGACCAGCCTGACCGTCAGTGCCGTCCTTGCCGTCAGCGCCTGCCAGACCCTGCGGACCCTGCGCGCCTGTCTCGCCGCGTTCTCCCTGCGGACCGGCAGGACCGGCTTCACCGGCCGGACCTGCGGGCCCAGGCTCGCCTGCGGTGCCGGCTGCTCCGTCCACGCCTGCGCGACCCTCCGGCCCGGGCTCGCCCTTCTCGCCGCGTTCGCCTTGCGCGCCGTCCTTGCCGTCCCGTCCAGGTTCTCCCGGCAGGCCGCGCTCGCCCTGCAGTCCGCGCTCGCCCTGTTCTCCCGGCAGGCCACGTTCGCCCATCGGTCCGACCTGTCCTGCTTCTCCCTGCGGACCGCGTTGGCCGACGCTGCCTTCGATGCCGCGCTCGCCCTGCGGTCCCTGTTCGCCGCGCTCTCCGGGCAGTCCGCGTTCGCCTTGCATGCCGCGCTCGCCTTGCGGGCCCGGAGTCATCGCGCGCGTCTCGGCGACGGCCACGCGCTCGCGCAGCGTCACGAGCTCGCGTTCCTGCGTCTCGATGCGCTTGACGTCCTCGGCGCGCTGCGCTTCGAGCGCGCGCATGCGGACCATCATCGGACCGTGCGCCTGCTTGATCGCCGCGAGGACGATCTCTGCCATCCGTTCTTCAGACGCTGGCGTCATCGAATGCTCCCGACATCTTCGTGAAGAGGACCGCTGCGAACTTCTCCTCGTCGAACTCCTCGTCGTCGTCGTCAGGCTCGGTGGACGAAGACGGAGGCGTGCCGGTGCCGGGAGGCGTGTTGGCGCTGCCCGGTGCGCTGCCTCCCGCGGCGGGTTCGTTCTCGTCGCGCTTCGCGAGCGCTGCGAGCGAGTAGTTCTGCTGCTGCAGGTATGGCGTCGCGCCGCCCTTCACGGGCGCGTAGTTCAACTTCTTGCGTCCCTCGTTCGGCGAGATCAGCGCCGCGCCGACGCCTTTCGACAGGTAGTCGATCATCGACGCGGAGTCCATGCGCAGGAGCGCGTCCAGGTCGAACTCCACGCCATACTTGTCCGGCAGCACGAGACCTTCGTCGAGCAGCAGTTCGAACGACTCCACGAGTCCCTGAATGCACTGCGAATAATACTGAACGCTGAGCGCCTGAATGTTGTTGTAGCTCGGCATCGGTCCGACGCCGACGAGGTATGGCGGCACGTGGAACGCGGAGCAGACGGACTCGCTCGTCCACTTCAACTGCTCTATCAGCTGCGCGTCCACCGCGCGAATCACCATCGGCTCGAACTTGAGGCCGTCTCCGAGGATGGCGACCTTGCCGACGTTCGCGCCGGTGAAGTTCGTGTCCCAATACGCCTTGAGCCTGTCCGCGGTCTCCTGCTTGATCGCGCCGGGAGCGGTGAGGACGCCTCCGGGGTTGCTGCCGTTCGCGAAGAGGTTGACAGAGTTGCCCTGAATCTTCAGGCCGACCATCGCCGACAGGCCGCACGCCATGATCGGTCCCATCCCGACGAGCGGATGGTAGAGCGGATACATGATGTCGTGAATGATCTCCTTCGCCGGGACGGTGACCTGCGTCTGCAGCAGGCCCGACAGGTGATCCTGCGCGAGCTGGTAGTAGACCGAACCGTCGGGCGCGACGAGCGGCGTCACGCGCTGCGGGTCGAGCACGTAGAGCGCGATGACGTTGTTCTTGCCGTCGCGCTCCTTCAAGACGTAGGTGTTGCCGAACATCAGCTTCGACAAGATCCACTGCATCACGAACTGGATGCGCGTCTGGAAGCGATTCGGCTTGAGCAGCACGGGCGAGAACGACGGGCTGTAGGCCGCGTTCCAGATCCCGTTGCTGTCCTCCTGCACGAGGCGCAGCGCCATCTTCGAGATGTCGGTGGCGATGAGCGTCACGCAGGCGAAGACCGTCGAGTAAGCCATCACGTCGACGAGCGGCGTCTCGATGTTGCGCTGCCACGCGCCCGCGAACGCTTCGCGCACGTAGGGCCACCAACCTCCGCGCGAGTCGACGGTCGTCAACGTCGGGAGCGGACCCTGGGCCGGGAGCGACTTGTCGTAGATGGAGAGAACCTCGCCTGGGTTCGTGGTGTCGACGATCTCCGACTGCTGCGCGCGGGAGATGTCGAGGCCGAAGGCCCGCATCAGCTCTTCTCGGAGTCTTCGGCGCGCAGGTCGCGTCGCCGATAGCTGCCACGTCCTCTGCCGCTCGGCGCGTCCGCGGGCGCGTCTCCGCCGACGGGCACTTGCTCGCCCTGCTGCTCTGCGCGCTGCTCTCTGCGGTGGGTGGCGGCGTCGATGAAGTCCGCCTTGCCTTGATAGCGATAGGCGGCGGCGAAGGCGGGAGTGCAGGAGAACGCTTGACCGGCGCGCACCTTCTCGCCGTCGTTGGTGGTGAAGGCGACCTTCGCGCGCATGCGAATCGATCCGACGGCCATGTGAATCCCTTCGTGAAACGAGAAAAGTCCGCGGGCCTGCTGCGACTGCAGCGCGACCCGCGGACTCGATCGGCTAATCGATTAGATGGGAGACGCGCCGCTCGCCCAGTTGACGCCGCTGATGTAGGAGACAGCGGCCGCGCGCCGCTTCTTCCAGTTCACGAACCGCTCGGCGCGCAGGCCGATGCTGTTCGACTGCCACAGCGACACGAGCTGGGTGGGCACGGGCGCGAGCGGGGAACCCGCGGCGCTCGCGTTGGTCGGCGTGTCCGACATCTCGAGGGACGCCTCGCGCGACACGTCGATGACCACCTGACCGTCGTCGGCGAGGTAGATGTCGTTCGCGTTCGCGAGGATGACGATCTCGTTGGTCGGCGAACCGACCAGCGCGAGATACTGCGACACGATGACCGGCAGACCCTCGAAGGTGCCTCCGTTCATCGAGATGTCCGGATACTCCTTCTGGCCGAGCGCGTTCCGGCGCAGCGAGAGCGCGAGCGCCGTGGTCGCGCTCATGATCCACACGCCGGTGGTCGGCGTGATGTTCGCGCCGATGAACGTCCCCATCGCGGCCGCGACGTCCGCGGTGATGTGGGCCGTCGAGGAGCCCGAGGACGGGATCGGCGTCACGCCGTTGGTGATGGACGCGGGCGACACGTCCGAAACCTCCGCCTTGTCGGGATCGACGAAGTCGATGTCCATGCGCTCGATGATCGCGCCGGCGAGCGCGTCGCGAACCAGCTGCTCCGCCGACGGGCTCGAGAAGCGCGCCAGCTCCTCGGTGATGACCGCGATGTTCGCGACCTTCGCCCAGCGCAGGGTCATCGGTTCGAAGTCGAACTTCGTGAGCGGCTTCGGGCGTCCCTGTCCCACCCAGTAGCCGTTGCCGCCCGACGTCTGACCCTTGATCATGACGTTGAACGGAACGCGCCGCAGGGACGGGATGCCGCCCGTGCCGAACTTGCCGACGATGGTCTGCGGACGCAGGAACTCGACGAAGTCTCCCGCGTACTGCGTGTATTGCACGAGCGAACCTGCCCACACGGGGTCGGTGGTCGTGCCCGCCTCGACGGCGGCCTTCAGGACCATCTGGATGCGACCCTGATCGGGGTAGCGCGCCTTCGCGATGGCGAGCGCCTGATGCGTGTTGCCCTTCGCGGCCGCGATGCACATCGCGTAGCGGGCGAACTCGATCCCGGGCGGCAGGTTGTCCTTCACGTGGACGACCTGGAAGCCGCCGCGGCTGCGCGAGCCTTCCTCGTCGGTGCTGCCGGCCGCGGGCTTCGCCGCCGCCTTGTTCAGCTCTTCCATCTCGCGGAGGCGCACGAGGTGGGCGTCAACGCTCTTCACCTCCGAGCGGAGGCCGTCGTATTCCTGCGTCTCCTCCTCGTTGAGGGTCTCGCCGGTCTCGCCCGACTTCGTCATCAACTCGGTCATGCGAGCGGTGTGGGCCTGGCGCTTCGCCTCGTAGGCCGTGATCTGTTCCTGAATCGTTTTCATGTTCTTGTTCCGAGTTGATCCCGAAGCGCCGGGAGTTGGTTTGGCGGCGGACCTAATGCCAAGCGCGGCGCGGTCCGTCGAGCCTCCGACAATGGACTTCACGACGTTGATGGTTGCTTCTGCCTGCGCGGGGACGGGGACGAGGGACAGTTCCAAGCACTCGGTGCTCTTGAACAGAATGCCGCCGGTGTCCTCGATGAACTCGTAGGCGTCTTCGAGCACGCGGAACCCGATCGACACCGCGCGGATGAGTCCATACTTCACGAAGTGCGCTGCCTTGTCGGTCAGCTTCTTCACTTCGCCTTCCTCGACGACCGTGGGGATCTCCGCTTCGAACGGGATGCCCTTCTTCGTCGGCTTGCCGAAGGTCACGACGCCGACGGGCATCGTGTTCTGGTGGAAGAGCAGCATCGGCATCGGGTTGTTGAACTTCACGCCCATCGGATCGATGACGTCCTGCATGCGATCCGGAGTCGGCGTCGTCGCGATGCCAGAGAACTTGCGACCAGTCCTCTCGTCGAACTGCTTCACTTCGAGCAGGGAATACGCGCGAACTTCTTTCATGCTGAGAGTTGAGGATACGGCATGACGGCCACCTGATCGGTATTAATTACAAAACCGATCCGGTGGCCGCGGAAGGAGGGAGGCGCTTACGTGGCGCTGAGCACGTTGCTCGCGGGCAGGTTGCCCTTGTGCAGCAGTGCGGTGGGACCGACGAGGCGATTGTTCTCGATGATGCCGCCGGGGAAACCTGCCGCCCAGTTCTTCCCGTAGGCGAACCCGTTCACCATGATGCCGTAAGACTTGCACGCGAACGCGTTGTTCGTGATCTGCACGCCTTCCGTGATCGACGTCGTGCCCTTCACGCCGTTGACCCACGTCGTGCCGTCCTGCGACGCGTAGACGATCTGCTGGTCGCCGTCGAAGTTGCAGGCGTCGATGAGGACGTTCTTCGGGCCTGCCTGCCACTGCGCGAAGCGTCCGGTGCCGCGCGTCGAGGAAACGTTCGCCGTGAGGCGTCGCAGGGTCACGCCGACGAGTTGCGGAGACGGTGCCTCGTCATCGTAGCCGAGCATGTTCACCGCGCCGCCGGCGTTCTTGACGGCGACGTCCTGCAGCAGCACGTTCGCGACCTGCTTGCCGTTGCGCGGCGTGATCATGATCGCCCAGCCGACCTGCGCCTGCGTCCACACGCCGTCAAGCGTCGAGTTGAGTAGCTGCACGTTCACGCCCGACTTCAACTCGAACAGGTTCTTCACCTTTCGGTTGACGCCGTCCGTCTTCCAGCTCTCCGGACGGAACAGGGTCACGTTCTTGAAGAGCAGGTCCGTCGGCACGACGTCGCGAATGCCCGTCGCGTCTCCGCCGACGAGGATGTTCTCGCTACCTGCTTCGAACGTCCCTCCGTCGACGACGATGCCGCCGGGAGTGTTGAGGATGAGGACGCCTTGCGAATCGCGACCTGCCGGATCCCATACGTCCCTGCAGCCGCAGTTCAGCAGCGTCGTGTCCGCGCCGTTGATGTAGAAGGCACGCTTGCCGCGGTGCTTCGGCACGAGCACCGACAACTTGACGCCGCGCGGCACGTCTGCGAGCGTCGTCTGTCCCGAACCTCCGCTGCCGACCTGCACGACGCAGTCGTCCCACGCGGACGTCGCAGAGCCGATGGTCGCTTCCACGTCCTTCGCGCCGGGAGGGATCGTCAGCGCCGCCGCGCCGTTGTTTCCGACGAGGCTCGCAGAGGGACCGAGCAGGCGCGTGCCTGCCTTCCTAGCGAAGAAGTTTCCCTGGAAGGACGAACCATCTTCGAGGCGAATGACGCCGCCGTTGTCGAGCGCGGCCTGCAGGTTGTCCCCGCTCTTGAGGACGACGCCGGTGTCAGGAGGGATGAGCGCCATCGCGGCGTTCGCGTCGTCGATGATCTTCTGAATTGCGGCGCGCATGGCCAAGTTGTCCATGACTGCTCCTTTACTTCAGGTTGAGGATGACGAGCCTGCGCAGCGTGGCGGCGACGGGCTCTCCGCGCCGCTCTGCGATGGCGGCCAGCTTGTCGTGGATAGGTTCCGGCAATCGAGTCGAGACAGGGATTGATTCGCAATCGCGTTCGAGGCGAGGACGCCCGCCTCGGTTCACTGACGTCGGATCGTTTTGTCTCATGGCGTTGCTGCTCCTGGAGTGGCGCTACTGCCGAAGACGATCATCGTGTATTCCTTCTCCACCTTCGCCGGTTGCTTGACCCACACCGCGAGCGTCATGTCGAGCGCGACCTGTCCGTCGATCTTGTCCGCGCTGCGCTCCTTGTCTGGTCTCACGTCTCCTCGCAGGCCGTGTCTGACGACGTAGTTGCTCGCCATCCACGTGAGGATCTCATTATAGGCGTGACATAGGTCGCCCGTTGCGATCAGAGATCCCTTTCGCTTGATCGCTTCGTTCAGGTAGAATCCCTGCGGCTGGTCCACCATCTCGATGCCGAAGCCGATCAGGTGTTGCGCCATCTGCTCCGCGAAGCGCTTGTCGTAGGCCACCATCGTGATGCCGTCCGCTTGGCAGTCCTTGTGGACGGTGTCCTCAATCGTGTCGTAGTCCGTCGTCGGGCCCGTCGTCACCGTGAGGATGCCCGCGCGCTTCCACTGCTCGTAAGGTCTGTTGGGATACTTCGTCAGCGCGACGTCCGGCAGCCAGAAGCGCATCTTCACCGCCACGCGTCCGTCGGGCAGGAACCACGAACGAGCCCACGCGCTGAAGTCGTCCGTCTGTCCAAGGTCGAGCGCGCCGATGATCATCGTCGCCGTCTTCAACTCCTCCTCGCTGGGGAACTGCTTGCAACTGTTCCACAGCTTCATGTCGATCCCGGGCGTCTGCGATTGCGTCCAGACGCAGAAGTTCAAGCGCAGGACGGTGTCGCGCTCTGACGGGATGTTCCTCGCGTTCGAGACCTGCCGATCGAGGTATTCCTGCGTGACGACCACGCCGAGGTTGGGGTTCGCCTTCGGATGGCAGGAGGAGTCCGTGAACGGATCGTCTCCCTCGTCGAGCCCGCAGACGTAGGCGAACAGGCGCTCGTCCTCGACGACGCCTTCGAGCATCTTGCGCGCGTGCTCGTGATGATGCCAGCAAACGGACGTGCGGTCGTAGCCGCTGTTGGTGATGCCGAGCGACAGCGGTTGCTTGCGCCGCTTCATGCCGGCGCGCATCTTGTTGACGACGACCGCGTCGGCGTATTCGTGCTCCTCGTCGAAGATGACGATGTGAGGACGCGGGCCGCTCTTGCCGCGCTTCTCCTTCGTCAGCGGCCTGAACCACGAATACGTGGCGGTGTAGGCGAGGTTATCTTTTCCGCGGTAGATCAGTTCGCGCAGTTCCGGAGACGCTTCGACCATGCGGTCCGCGTCGCGCCAGCAGATCCTCGCCTGCTCCATGCCCGTCGCGACGCTGTAGACTTCGGCGGCCATCTCGCCGTCCATCGTCATGCCGTAGAGTCCGATGCCTGCCGCGAGCGGCGTCTTCGCGTTGCCTTTTCCCTCCTCGACGTAGGCTTCGCGGTAGCGCCGGTAGCCGCTCGACATCTTCCAGCCGAAGATGCTCCCGACGATGAACGTGTTCGCAGGCGTCAGCAGGAACGGGATCGGATCGCCGTCCTCGTCGAGCGTGTCGGGCAGGCGCAGCACTTCTTCGAAGAACTGCATGATGTGACTCGCAGCCTTCTCGTTGAACCAGAGTCCTGCTGGGTGGCCTGCCTTCTTCGCGGCGGCGTGCCTGTCCTCGAGGTGGCGCTTGCACGCCAAGCGCACGAGCGGGCCCGCGACGATCTGCTTGTCGTGGACCTGCTCGGCGTAGATGTCGACTCGATGATTGAACGTCACGTCGTCAGTCCACCAGGGATACCTGCGCCACGTCGCCGGCGTCTCCCCATCGCTCGAAGGAGACGCGCGCATCGGACCACGACTGCCTGTAGCGAGGGATGACCGTCGCCGAGCGGATGTCTGGGTGCGAGACGCTCAGCACCACGTAGCGCAGCGCGGGGTCGTAGCGCGCGCCGACGATCTTCGTGTCGAACGGCAGCAGCAGCAGTTGCGACAGCAGTTCGGGCGTGATGGGAAGGTCCGCGCCGACGGGCGTGCGCGGCGCTCGAGGATCGACAGGAAACCTCATGACTCCATCTCCTTTATCGCGTCCCGGCCCGCGTCAGTGATCGTGTAGACGTAGCGGCTGAATCCTCCCTCGCGCACGGGAGGGTCGACGCGCAGCTTCACCAGGCCGCGCTCCTGCGCGACGTAGAGCACAGCATACGCGGTGCCGGACGACAGGCCCGTGTCGCGCATGACGTCCGCCGCCGTCTTCTCTCCGCGCGCGACGCAGCGCAGGACGCGCAGGCGCGAGCGATAGAGCCTGCGCCGCAGCCAGTCGTTGATGGCCTGAACGATGTTCATCGAACCTCCGTGAAGTTGTGAATGCGCCGCAGCGTCTCGATCGGCGTGTCGTTGGACTTGATCGCGAGGCCGGCGAACCATTCGCCCGTGCGCTTGTCCATGCCGCGCGCGAGCGCCACGGGAAGGCGCAGCGTCTCGGCAGGAATCGCGATGAACAGGTCGCCGTCCTTCTGCTCCCAGAACGGTCGCAGCGACAGGACCGGTCGCAGCAGCAAGGACAGCACGTCGCCTTCGCGAATGCTGTCCCTGTCGAGGAGCACGTAGCCGAGGAGCAGGCCAGGGTCGCAGCAGCACCGAACCTCGACCCTCATCGCCGCTTCCTCACGCCGCGCGCCGCGCGACGCGCCTCCGCGGCGCATGCCTGCGCGAGCGCCGTGGTCAGCTTCGGCTTCACCTTCTGCAGCGCGTTGCGCAGCGCCGCCGCGCCGACCAGCTTCACCTTCGCGCGCTTCACTCCCATGGTAGTCCCACCCTTGCGTCTTCCACGTCCGGCGAGATGCGCGGCATCGTGAACGTGCGACCGCCGAGCACGAAGAACGCACCCGCGTGATACAAGCGCGCGGCCCACGCGGCGAGTCCGACGGCGCTCCAGCGGATGCCCTTCAGCGCGACGTAGCGGTCGACGTTCTGTCCTGCCTGCATGAACGCGCGAACCTCCCGGCGCGCCAGCATCGACAGCCCGACGCAGATCCTCGCCTGCTCTGCCTTCGTCGCCTTGCCTCCGTAGAGAGGCGCGTTCACGTCGGTCATGTGACACGGCAGCATCGCGCCGATGTCTCCTGCCGCGCGCCAGTGCTTCTCGATGTTCTCCCTCGCGAACCAGTGCCGACCCGCGCCGTCGATCGGAGACGCCTTCACCGCCTTCGGCGTCTGGTTCTTCTTCAACCACGGACAGCCTTCGCACGGCTTGTCCTCCACCCGTTCGCCACCCTGTCGCTTCGTAGCCATGAATCCTCCTTCTTCGCCTTCTGTCGCAGGTGCATCCTGCGTGCTGCTACTCCTTCTTCACGAGCGCGAGCGGGCGATGCAGGTCGCGCGCCTGCTCCTGCAGTTCTGCGACCTTCGACTTCTTCTTCGGCGTCTTCCCCGCGCCGACCGGTGCCTGATGTCCCGTCCACGCGACGCGCGTCCTCGAGATGGCCGTCAGGCCGAGCTCGCTCGCCAGCTTCGTCTTCCGCTCCACCCACCCGCGGGCCTGCGCGTCCAGCATGCGGACGCGCTTCAGGTCGGGGTTGCGCTTCTTCCACGCCGTGCGCAGGCGTCGCGATGCGTCGTCCACCCAGTAGCACGCGCGGCAGTAGTCCGCGAGCGTCTGCACGTCCGCCGGCGTCAGCACCTTCGCGCCCGCGAGGAGCGGCGCGAACTCGTTCCAGTAGACGCGCTCGGCCTTCACGAGCCCGTTCGGCGCCGGGATGTCTACGTCGGCGATCTCCAGCTGCCCTTCCGGCTGTTGACCGTCCTCTGCAGGCTCCTCCGGCATCCTGTCGCGATGGTGCTTGCGCGTCTTCGAGCCGAGCACGTTGCGTATCGCGGCCGGTAGCGGCTTGCTTCCTCTCATGACGTCTCCCTGCGGTGCGTCCTGTCCCGCGAACTCGTTTCCCCATTCCCAGCCTGGCGTGAACTTGGGACCAGTGGGG